TAACTCCTTTAAACGTTTGTATTGTGTTTCATAGAAACCTTCTATTGTAACTGCTGTTTTAAATTCTTCAGGGTTAGCGTGTACTGCATCTTGTATTCTTTTGTTTATTATGTTATAATCTTCTTTTAATTGTATATCGTGTTTTAACCAATGTGGTATAAGCCTTTCAAAGTGTAAAACTGTTGAATGATCCCTGCCCATTGTTTTACCTATAGAAGATAATGACATTCTTGTATATTGTCTTGTAAGGTAAAAGTATATTCCACGTGCTTCTACGTATTCACGTTTTCTTGTTTTTGTAGTTATATCTAACTTTAGATGTTGTTCTACTATTTCTTGTATTAGTGTTGCACTCATAATTAATTTTTATAATTTGTTTTTATGTATTATTTCTTTAATTGTTAAAAATCCTGATTCGTGTATTGCTTTTTGTATACCAGCACACGCTTCGTACTGTTCTTCTTCTTCATATAGTTTTATAGTTTCTTCAAGTTCTGCTATATCTTTACCGTTTACTATATCTACTAAAGCAAGTAAGTAAAATTCTTCTATTAATTTTTTATTCAAAAGTATATAAGTGTTTGTTTTCTATCTCCCATAAATTAGCTTTTGATAGAAAAAATGTATTATCATCTCTAAACCTTTTTGTTCCTTCTTTATAAAACTCTGCTTTTTGTTTAAATTGCTTTTTTGTTATCCAACCACAAATTGTTAGCGTTTCTTTTTTTGTATGAGTTGATGTAAAAATAAATGCTTCTGCTGTATGGCTCATTTGTATATCAAGAAAATTATTTACATAATGTAGTTTAGGAAAAACTTTTCTATTCATTGTTTTTATATCGCATTTATATCCTTTGTGCATAATATCCCACCCACCATCAAAACCTACAGGTTTAATTAAATCAATAGCTAAATAATCTCTAACTGTATTTTCAGCTAAAACACCTAAATACTGATTTAATATAGTTCCATCATATCTACCTCTTTGTCCAAAATCGTGCTTTCTTACTATGTTTTTAGTATATTCAATAATATCTTTTTTAAATTTTATATTAATCATAATATACCCCTCATTACATATTGGTCTAAATCATTATCTTGTTCAAAGAAGTATTTGTAATTATCTACTGCTTGTTTAAATTTGTTTTCACCTCTTGCTAAAAACTCATCTGTAGTTTCAAATATACCTATATCAGTACTTGATTTATCTATTACCAGAAACGTAAACTTTTTCTTATCAAATAGTTTTAAGTACAGCCAAGCCTGTAGGTCATATCCATATTTATCAGCACTATATTTAAAGGTGTTTAGTTCTGCTGTTGTCTTATAGTCAATGATAGTATCCCCTTGTATAATATCTGCTTTTGCACGAAAAGGTAACCCATCTAACATTTGCACTTGTGGTACTTCAAACTCACTTTTGTTTAGTAGTTTAATTGCTGCTTCATTTCTTAATACTGCATCTGTTAATCTTTCTGCTGCATTTTTTTCTTTTGTAAGAAATACCTCACCATACTTTTCTTTTGCTTCTTTATATATCTTGGTGTTCTTTGTGGAAGCATCTACAAAGTGCAGCTTGTTTATTTTGTGAGGTTCTAAAATCATCCAATGTGCTAACTTACCTGCTGATAGTGCTGGACTATCAGAATTAGGATCACCATAATTTAATATGTTTCTATAGGTTTTTGGACTTTTAAGAATGGTTTTTAATGATGAAGAACTTAATGCGTTCTTACCAAGATGAACATAATAAAATTCATCATCATATGCCATACCTACTATTTCTTCTTGTAAATAAGTTTCACCGTTTAGTAATGTTATCATAAATCAAATATTGTTGTTTGTTTTTCGTTTTGTTTTTTTATTATTCCTATTGCTGTTTCAAGTATTGTTTTACCAGCTTCATAGTCAACCAGGTTTCTTGCTATTTTATTAATCGGTTGTTTACCTTTATAAGTATAAAAGTCGTAATCGTGAAATTCACAAAGTTTTCTTACTTCATTTTTTCCATTTGATATTAAACAATGCCTATTACTTAAAACATTTGGTAAACTAAAATTAGTCCAATATAAATGCCTACCTCTTTTGTTTGCAGGTATTAAAGGTTCATAATATGGTATAACGTTTTCAACAACATATTTACCTTTAAATCTTGGATTTTCACCTTTTGAAACTGTTTCTAACAAAATTATTTCTTCATACAATTTCATATCAGGATATTTTGTTTCTACTCGTGTATTCCACCCTCTCGCTCTACTATGAGTTGGACAAGGTGGACTGCTCCAAATAAAATCAAACTCCTTATAATGGTCAAGTAAATATTGGTGTGCATCAGCTACTATTACTTTATCGTTAGGAAATCGTTCTTGATACATTCGTGCAAGTTCTTCATCCCATTCAACTGCTGTAACCTCAACATCTGTAACTTCATCCCATTTGTATCTGTTACCACCAAGACAAGCATATAAGTTTAGTATCTTCATAATTTAACAAATGATTGTTTTCTGATTTTAGATGTTCTATCAAATATTAAACGAGATTGCTCAACTGATGTTGAATCATCTTCTACAATATCTGTAATTATTGTGTGAATTAAATTTGCCATAATTAAATGGTCGTTTTCATTGTATGCCATTTCATACAACTCAATTAGTTTATCTATATTTTTCATTGTTCTTTGTTTATAATTATTCTACTAATATAAACATTTTTTAAACAATTACAAACCTAAACTTTTTTTGGTTTCAAGTTTTTCTAATTTCTGTTCAAGTTCTACAATTGTTAATTCTGCTTTTCTTGCACGTTCTACTGCACGTATCTTATCACCCCTGTATTCGCTTAATGAATCATTGTACAGCTTTTCGTTCATTATATGGTTGTGTACATAAAAACCTACTTCTTGCCAAGCATAGTACATATCATTTAGTGCTTGGTTATCTGGTTTTAGTTTTCTTGATTTAACTATGTGTTCACCTACTAAATTAAAGTTAGTGTAGTATTCAATTTCTTTAAGGTTGTTTATTTTTTTGTTCATTGTTTCTTTGTTTATAATATTTCTGCTTCGCTTACATTTAACAAAGCAATTTCTTTGGGGATTTTTTTATTGTTATTGAATTCTGTTGTGGTATTATGATATTGTATTTGCCAAACAGGATTAACAATATACAAATTAAATCTATATACACCAGAAGGTGTAGAATTTACATACATAGGTATATCTAAATTATCATCACACTTTGCTAACATAGCATCGTACTTTTTCTTTTCTATAAGTAAAGTATCGTAGTGTACTGTTCTACATTTTAATTCAATACGATGATAGGTTTTAGGACTGTAACAATCCCACCTGCTCATTTGGCTTTTTGCTTTTACTAAATCAGGATAACAACAAGAAACTAAATAATTAAAAAGTTCTTCTTCTTTCAATCGTTGTACTGTTTAAATATTTTGTTTAGTTTATCATACACACCATTTAAAAAACAACTACCACAACTTGTTGCAACAGCATTACCATTAAATACACGGTTGTATATTAATATTAATTGGTTTTGTTGTTCAGGTGTTACTGTTGATCTTTTGACACTAAAGAAAGTATCTAAATAGTTATACTCATCCTCTGTTAAACATTCAATCTTTTTACTTGGAAACATTTTGTTAAGCGTTTCCTTCCTTTCATCACAGCCACAATCATCACCAAGAACAAACTTTGCTGCTTTATCAATGCCTACTTTTTTAAATGCTTTCTCAACTTTATCACCTAAACCATTACTTGCTGCTTCGTGGTTTTTTTTCCAAGCCTTATATGCTTTACTTCTTTTATCACCTTTAAATTCGTTCATAATCTTTATTTTTTAAATCATCGTAATCTTCTTGAAACTTTTCTTTTAATTCGTGTTTTGCGTTTTTTAATGTGTTAAATATACTTACCCAACTTATATTAGTTTCTTTAGCTATTCCTCTTATGCTTAAATTTGAATCTCTATAAAGTTGAAAAAGTCTACGCTCATACCATCGCCAATCTTGTATATGGTCATCAATCATTGTACATATTTTGTTATATGCTATTTCTTCATCCAAGTTTGTATTGTCTTCCACTTCTTTGGTATATTCTTCATTGTCAAGTGAAACCTTTTTAATCTTTCTTTTGTTTTTGTAAAACTGAAAAAAAGTTGACCGCAAACTAAAATAAAGGTATCCCCTACTAACAACACCATCTTTAATAACCTTTTCTTCATTAGCATACTTATATAAAATTAGATAAGTTTCCTGCACCAAATCTTCAGCGTATTCATATTCGCCAAAACCTTTTATTATGTTAACCCATTCAGTATGCCTTTCAGCTACCTTTTCTAACCATTGTGCGGATTTTCCCATATTACAGTAACACTAATTACACCCAACAAACATTGCAAGGTAATCTCGTTACTTTCTTCTAATTGTTCTTTGCTATATAGAAAACCAAACATCATACCAATTACAGGACTAATAATTACATCAGCGTTTTTTACCTGACCTATAATTAAATAGATAGCACATATAATTAGTAAAGATATTATAAAAATCAAATCTCTAACTTTTCTATTGGTTTAACATTATGTATTAAATCTCTACCAAGAAATTCAAAACCTATATTGTTTCTTGACATTCTTAATCTTATTGGTTCTTCGTAAGGTGTGCATCTACCACCTGTTTCATTTTCTTTAACCTTTAATACGTGCAGGTGTGAATACATCCAATCAGTTGGTGAACCTGTATAACGGTGAATACATATAACATCATCAGCACGGTTTGCCCATTTACCACCGCCTTCTACTGATGCCATACCTAAAGGTGTTGGTAGGTTTTCGTATTCGTGTCCTTTAACGTGGGTTCTTCTCAATGCTTCTGTTACACCGTGTGCATTCATAAATACACTTACATTTCTTTTTTTAGCAAATAATCTAAACTCACTTGCTACTTGGTAATCGTACTCGTGACCACCTACTGCTTTTAATAAACCTATATCTTTTGATAAACTGTT